ATTTACAGCAGAATTACAAGAAAAAGTTATTAAAGATCATCCTAAACCTCCATACTACGATTCATACGTTTCTATGGATATTGGTGGTAAGGATATGACCGCCATACTTTTTGCTTATTATGACTTTGCCCAGGCTAAAATTATCATAGATGATGAGTGTGTATTCCCTAAAAAACCCCTTACAGACCAAATTGCCGAGCAAATTAAGCAGAAAGAAGCGAAGCTCTGGACCAATAAATACGGAGAAGTGAAACCTCCACTATTAAGGGTTGCGGATAATAACAATATCATTCTATTAAACGATTTGGCTGTAAAGCATGGTATTACATTCGTTCCTACACTTAAGGACAATGCGGATGCGGCACTTAATAACATGCGTATGTTATTAAAATCAGGTAAAATAGTCATAAATCCTAGATGTGTTTATTTAATCAATCATCTAAAAAGTGCTATTTGGAATAAATCTAGAACCAGTTTTGCTAGAAGTTTAGATAAGGGTCACTTTGATACTGTTCATGCTTTAATTTATTTATGTCGAAATGTCAACTTGGGTAAAAACCCCTATCCCGCTAATTATAACTTCATGGGAAATAAAGATATATACTATTCAGATGAAGCTATGAAAAGTAATAATACAGAATTTGAAACCAAACTCAAGGAAGTATTCACCATAAAAACCCCAAGAAAATTCAAACGATATTAACATATTATAATAGGATCGTAAATGAGGTTTTATGTCTGAAACTAAATATTTTGCAGCTAAAGATTCTAAGGAAACTGCCGGAATCTTACTAGCTCGAGCGAATTCTTGGTATAATCAATTATATAATAACGGTTATCTGGCCAAGGTTCGGGATATGTGGCTAGCATATCACGGTTGTTATTATACCGGCCAAGGTAGTTCTCATAAAATTACATTTGGTGGTGAGCAAGGTGAATTAGTCAACCTCGCTGTAAACCATTTACGCAACATCGCACAGCATATCCTAGTAATGATTACCTCTAATCGTCCGGCAATGCAAGCTAGAGCCACAAATAGCGACCATAAATCAGCAGTTCAAACTATGTTAGCTGAATCTCTCTTAGATTACTATATGAGAGAAAAACGCTTAGAAAAGTATTTAAGAACCGCAACTGAATACGCCATTGTATTTGGAAGTGGTTATGTTAAAATGGATTGGAATGCCACAACCGGTGAAATTTACGATACAAACCCAGAAACTGGAACGCCTATTTATGAGGGTGATGTAGAATTTAGAAATTTATCACCATTTGATGTTGTGTTTGATATGTCAAAAGACACAGCTCACGGGCATGACTGGGTTCTTTGTAGAACATTTAAGAATAAATTCGATCTGGCCGCTAAATATCCAGAACAAGCAGATAAAATCAAGGGTTTACAAACTAAATCTGATATTTTCCGTTATAGAATGGATTTAATGGCATATGATGATACTGATGACATTCCAGTTTATGAATTCTATCATAAAAAAACTGAGGCCATGCCAGAAGGTCGTTATCTATTATTTTTAGAATCTGATATTGTTTTGTTAGATACCGGTATGCCATATCGTCAACTTCCTGTATATAGAATTTCTCCAGCAGATATTCTTGGTACTCCATATGGATATACACCCTTATTTGATATCTTACCTATTCAAGATGCTGTAAACTCTCTATATAGTACAATTTTAACAAATCAGCATGCATTTGGTGTTCAAAATATTTATATACCTAGAGGTGCGGACGTTTCAATGAAGGCTTTAGAGGGTGGTTTAAATATCATTGAGGGCAACGCTAATGCTGGTAAGCCGGAATCTTTAAATCTAACACAAACACCAAAAGAAGTATTTGATTTTCTAACCATGTTAGAAAGAACTATGGAAACAATTTCTGGTGTTAATAGCGTTGCTCGCGGTAACCCAGAATCATCTTTAAAAACTGGTGCCGCCCTCGCATTGGTTCAATCGCAAGCTCTTCAATTCATTTCCGGATTACAACAACAATATGTCCAGATCTTAGAGGATGTTGGTACTGGTCTTATTATTATGTTGAGAGACTTTGCCGCAGTTCCCAGAATTGCTATGATTGTTGGTAAAAATAATTCGTCTTTTATTGAAAGAGAATTTACTGGAGACGATCTCTCTGAAGTTAATAGAGTTATTGTTGAAGTTGGAAATCCATTAAGTAAAACTGTTGCTGGTAAATTAGAATTAGCTCAACAAATGATGCAATATGGTATTGTAAAGAACCCCGAAGATTTCTATAGTGTTTTAGAAACAGGTAGAATCGATGTAATGACAGATGAAAGTTATAGAGAACTGTTATTAATTCGTCAAGAAAATGAACAGCTAGTTCAAGGTAATGAAGTTCGAGCATTGGCTATTGATAAACATCTTCAACACATTAATCATCATAAAACTATTCTATCTGATCCAAAATTAAGAATGGATGAAGCTTTGTCTAAAAACGTTTTAGATCATATTCAAAATCATATCGATCTATTAAGACAAACCGATCCAGCATTGTTGCAATTGATCGGGGAACAACCTTTAGGACCCGTTAATGGTACTCCACCGGGACCTCAAGGATCGCCCGATGTAAATCAATCAGCACCACCACAGCCACAAGAAGGCCCTATGGGACCTCCTCCCGGACCTGGTGATCTACCAAATATGCCGAATATGCCGAATGTTCAAGCTAATATGCTACCTAATCCAGAATTACAACAAAACGCTATGGGTAATGTTAAAGGAAGTTAATGAGTACTAAATACTTAAATTCTGATAACATTCTTAAGAAAGTATACGATCCTGCTACTGAAGGATTGCGAACAACGGCAGTTGCCTCATTTATTGGTGGAACCGTTGAAATTGCTATTTCAGATACAACAGATAGTATTAAAATTGGGGATGGTACAGGAACTTATTTAGATATTAATCCGGATGGTAGTATTAATGTCAAATTGGGTACTGTAACAGATTTAGATATTAGAGATTTAAATGCCAATCAAGATAATATTTTATTTATAGGGACTGAAAATGGTGCTATTGGTGGCACTCAACATGCTGCTAGAATAGATTCAGGTTTAGATTTACGTGTTGGTATTAGTAATGGAAATAATAAAGCTCTGGTGAATTTAGCTGGACAATTGTCTGTTATCGATACCGATGCCAATACACTTTTAAATGATATTAAAACCAAGCTAAATGGTACATTAAGTGTTGATGACGACGCATCTCAAATTTTATTAAATTCAATTTATACAGTTTTAAGTTCTGGGACAATTGAAGTTAATGATATTAATACGCAAACTTTAATTACAACAGCTAACACAATTTTAAATAGCATTTTAACACAATTAAATAGTGGAACTTTAAAAGTAGATGATGATCAAACACAAAGTTTATTAACAAATATTTTAAGTCAGTTACAAGCTGGTGGAATTGCAATCGGAACTGAAGATGGTACTGCTACCGGTACTCAACATGTATTTGTTAATAATTTAAGAAAAATGATTATGGATTCAGCAGATAGAGCTGGAGTCATTTCTTATTTAGATATATCTGATAAGAAAAACAGAAGAATAGATAAAATTGATTATACAAGTGCAACATTTCCTGGAATTACGGCTAGTAAACAATTTACATATACATTAGTTTCTGGAGATTATGTTAGGACAAGCCCCGGTAATTGGTATTTAATTTAAAAAGAGGTTTATATGAAATGGATGAAAGCAGATCTTTTACAAAATGTTGTTGGTTCTTATGACCAAACTAAGACAACAATTCAAGGTAGAGTTGCACAAAAAACTTTATCCGGACAAAGTTGTTTAGGCCCTCCTCTTACTAAATTTATCGATGTATTTACTGATTCTGGTCAGGTTCCAACTGGTGCAATTCGAGTAACAGATAATAATAGAATGTTTGTTTGTGGAGCCCCAGTTTCTGGTAATATCCCAATTTTATTATATGATTTTAATTTAACCACCGGTGCTTCCGCATATATTGGTCGTTTAAATGTTACAATTCCAAATTCTGCAGCAACCACACACACAGTTCGCTCATTAAGAGTTTATAATGATGCCGGATTAACCGGTTGGAGGCTGGCACTAACAACAACCGGATCAGTTACTATTAATGGTGGAACATTTATAATTAATAAAATCGATAAAGCTGATTTCATCCCTGCAGGAACGACTATTCCATTTGCTACTGGTAATGACCAAAAGGCAGTCTATTTTACACAAGATCCGGCTAATATTGGTGTTGGTCAATTACAAATCGCAAGCTTAGGTTCAATTTTACATACAGGAAATAATAGACTTTATGTACATAATGGTGTTGCTGCAACACATCAATATTATGTTTACGATTTAACTGTAGCACCAACATATCAAACAGATTCTGTTTCAGTTTCCGTGGCTTCTCCCGGTGTAGTTTCTCATGCCGGACATTCATTTGCAGTTAATACTCCTGTGGTATTTACAGCAGGAACATTACCAACCGGTTTAACAGTTGGTACTACATATTTTGTTAGAAATCCTGTTGCGGGAGTGAGTTATGAACTATCAGCAACAACGGGTGGAGCTTCTATTAATACTACCGGTTCGCCATCAGTTGGTGCTGTTATTGGTAGAGCTTTTGGTACTAGTAGTAATAATTTTCTTTGGAAAACGGGAAATCTGCCAGCAGTAGCAACAACATTATTATCAACAGATTCCGAAGAATATGCAGTTCCAGTATCTTCTCCGTTAAATGGTGGAGTTTTAAATGGAAATGCTTGTGCGTTTTTTGCAACATCCGGAGCTTCAACAAGATTACATTTAGGTTTATTGTCTGAATTGACTGCCGGTACAACAAGTTGGCCATCTTTAACATTTTCAGATTGTTTGGGAACAGTCAATCAGATAACAGCACCAACTCCAGTACAAGCAACTTGGTCTAATATATTAGACCAGGCGATTTATGTTACCAATGCTTCTAAATTTATTTCAAAACAATTACAAAATGCAGTAATTAAATCAATTACCGGAGAATTGAATAATGCTTATTATGAAGGTTTTGTATTAGACACCGTATCTTTAGGATTAGTTACCATTAATGCCCTAACTAGAAGAGACGGTTGGGTATTTGCCGCTGGGGGCACTGTGGGTCAACGGGGTGTCATCGCTTCAGATTTTAAATCAGATGCATCTAACGACTTTTCATATATTGTAACCAAAGTTTTAGATAATCCAAACGCATTATTAAAATTCTTTAGTACTTGGGAACCTCTTTGGGATCAAACTGGAAATATTAAACTTCAATATCGCACTTCTGGATTTGGATCTATTACTGGTGGATGGACAAATTTAACTAACTATTCCGATTTAACTGGTAGTGTTATAACAAGTAATCAAATTCAATTTAAAATTTTATTTAATATGCAATCTGAAGGAAGTTCTAGTCCGGCCCAAGTAAATGAACTTTTAATTGCAATTGAAGCAAACAATTTTATTTCTGATAATTGGGAATTTAGTGACGATTGGTCTGATAATAGTGTTCCATCACGATGTGCATTTAGATTGAAAAAAGCTTATGCAACTTCTGTTCCACAATTATATTTTAGAGCTTACGATTTATCCGATTCTTTATTGGTGAATCATAATACAGTTACTAATTCCGCAAATTTTGAATATTCAACTGACAATGGAACCTCTTGGCTCCCGTTAGGAACAATTCCTAATACTGTTGGAACTCTTGTTCGTTATACATTTACTTCTCCTCCTGGTGTAGATATTAGACCTGGCATTAAGGAGTCATAATGGCTAATATTCTAATTAATAATAATTTTTACCAAGGTACAAGTAGTGCTTGTATTGTTGATTTGACTCCACCAACTTTTTCCGGTATTAATTTTTTAGATGTAGAATCTAGAGGACAAATTAGAGCGGGTTGGTCTGCAGCAACAGATGCTACTGCACCAATTAGATATGAAGTATACATTAAAGCTTCTACTGCAACAGGATTATTTAACACATCTAACATTATTTCTGTTACACCAAATCTGCAGTATGATATTTTTACATTACCGGACGGTTCTTTTTTACAAAATGGGACAACATATTATGTTGGAATTAGAGCCATTGATGGTGTAAATAATAGAGATAGTAACACCGTATCTATGAGTGTTATATCAACTGGAGTACTAACTACCATAGACGTTTATGAGTGCCATGCATCGTGGTCTACAGATACATCCAATCAATTTAGGATAACTCTTTGGGCAGACAAAAATGAAAGTCTTGCTGTTGGAACAAATGGAGTTTTAGGAACTGCATCTTATCAAGTATATGATAAAGCTGGCAATGCTGTTGTTGGAATGAGTGGATCTGGTATAGCGGCCAATGGTCAAGGTCTTTTTATTGCTCCGGCTGTATCTAATTTATTAACAGAATCATCAGAACACTACGAAGTTAAAGTTAGTATCATCATTGACGGTGAAGCTAGAATAAATATGATACCTTTAATAGAGGAAAAACC